GCACCAGAAAGTGCGCCAGATCCAATCTGACCAAGGCCGGAAGCCATTAATCCACCAGCTTTATTCCTTGCCGCCGCTTTTTGGGCTTCTATCTCCCAATTTGCTTGTGCCGCATTTTGAAGGTTCGCTTGGTGCGCCCCAATACCTTGAGATGTGGAACCCATTAGCTGATTAATCCAGTCCGTATTAGATTGACCAAGTCCTTGCGCGATATTTGCCCCCATAGCGCGGTTTGCGGCACGCTGTTGGTAACCTTGTGCAAGTGCGCCTTGTTCTGCCGAAATAGCCTGCGAAGGATCTAGTCCCACTGGTGCTTGTTGACCAATAATTCCCTGTGCCTCGCGCAGTCCAGCGGCACGCAATGCTTGTCCTTGCGCCGTTGCAGTATCAAAATATCCAGACCTTCCAATCGTGCTGTCAGCTAATCCACTGCCAAGATATCCCTTTAGACCTTTTGTCCTAGACCAGTCTTCCATTTGCTTCTGCCAGAAATCCTTGGATGTGTCTTCCTCGGCGGCCTTATAAAGATTTTCCCTTGCGGCGGCGGCGGCTGGATTAGCTTTTTTTTCTGCTTCTTTACTCCTAAAAGCATTAATAGCGGCAATTTGTCCTGCCTGTGTGAGCGCACCCTGTTGACCAAAAATATCAGGAGTCCAAGTCTCTAGCGGAGTAGACGTTACCATCTTTGCTAGGTTTGCTTGGTTCTCTAGTGCCTTTGCACCAAGAACAGATTGCATCCCAAGCAATGCCGCAGTAGGTGCAAAGCTAGGCTGTGCTACTGGTGCTGGTGTTGGTGCTTGTGATCCTCCCATAAAATCAAACAGGAAGATATATTTCTCTGTTCATTCTAGCAAGACCTAATTTGTTCATAACATCTTCAGGAAAGTTCTTTCTATTAGCTTCCGATTCAATAGGAACACCAATGTATCCGGCATTTCCAGATAGCTGTGTATGAGTTTTCCAGTCGTTCATAACCTGAATTACATCCCTTGGCCTAGTAATAGCAGGGTGAAATGCTGGGTAAATTGTAGGTATAAACACATGGTCGCTATACCCAAAGCACACATTGTCCCTGTAGTGTGCATAAACATTAATCTGTGGGTGCTGGATAATTTCATGGTCAAATGACTTTGCGAATGTCTGTAATTGCTGGAATTCCTGTGTATTTGGAGGAATGTATTTGTAATGTATTGATGATCTCATAGGATTATGTTCCTACAGCAATGTTTACGCTATTGGCAAGTGCTGTTTGGACATTTAGCGATTGCTGTGAGATAATCTTCCTCCTGATATTAGAATTCCCGCATACCACACATGGCAAACAATCTGGCTCTGTTGGTGCATTTAGCGGGATACTTGAATATAGCGGAATAATGCCGTCATTTCCAAACGGAGACATATACTGGTTAGGAAACTCTGTAACAGGGACGCTGGCTTGTTCAATTGTAGGCATGGCGTTATGTGCAAGGGTGTGCTATCCGATATTGATTTGCCGCGTTGGTTGCCTGTTGCGTTGCAAGTGCCGCCGCTTGCGTATTAGCGTCATCTAGTGACACATAGCTGATAAATGATGCGGTGGCAGTAGCGGATACTGCGGCTCCAGATTGTGGCGATGTACAACGGAGAGTAACAGTCCTAGTCTGCGTGCTAGACCATGAGTTAATTGCATTTGATGCCTGCTCTTGAGGTGCTGGCGAGAGATCAACAGATAGAGAAGATCCATCCTCTCCGACAACACAATAAACACTCTCGTTTGAGTTTGTACGTCCTACGGATTTCTCAATCCACGGGTCTTGGTACATCCGAATCGCATCAACACCCATCGCACCACACCATTCGACTAGGAAGCTGAATGCTTTGTCTACATCCAGAGTGTACTTTGACTCACATGACTCACTCTTTGTTGTTCTCTGGACATTCTCCGTTATCAGCCTGCGATACTGGGTCTGCAAGATGCCAAGGTTGTTGATCCTATCCGCCTCTTTGCTTGTTTCATACTGGTATGGATCAGTAACTGCTAAAAGGCGGCTGTTAAGGATAGGCAAGTACACTCCCTTGCTACCGCGATATGACACTTTCACATCGACTGTTCCGGCAATCTGTGTGCAATCAAGCTCTCCATACACCAATTGCTTTAGTGACATCTCATCACCCAGCAAGGCCGTCTCAAACTGGCAATAAATGCGATTAATACGCTCTGTCGTTGTTCCATCTTGGTTGATCTCAAGATAGGTATCATATCGTTCTGGTACAAATGCCTCCCAGAGATGGTTAAATGACCCGTCACTTGTGCTGTTGTAGTCAACAGAAAAAGCAAAACACCTTGGCGTTCCATTGATTAAGTTGGTAGACCAATTTACTGGCCTGATACCATTCCAAACACCAGCCCACGCAGGGTTGCGTGCCTGATTCCACTCCGATGCTGATGCGTAATCCAAAACCATTGTCGCGCTGTTGAGCGTCTCAAGATATGGGATGCTATAAAGCAGGTAATTTTCGTAACTGATGGCACATATTCCTGTGTAATCAGGAGCCATTAATCGCTTTGCCTTTGCCATCTCGACATCCTTGTACAGCACTTGGCTAGACAGGTAGCTAGATGCCGCAACGTCAACACTGACAAGCCCACCCTGCGAATACCACCACATGAGTCCGTTCTGAAATGCAATACTCTTTCCAGCTACGCATCCTATGTTTGGGAAAAGTGTCTGCTGGAAATTAGCAGTGGTTGACCATTGATCGCGGTCAAGAACACCGCTGGCTAATGAATACGTTGCCTGATCTGTAAAAACATATAGTCGCGAGTCATTATTCTGACCAATGTGGTCATGCATTGCCGTAACTGGTCTAGGAACGCTAAAATCACCCCTTCCTGCTCCAGTAGATCGCTCTGTCCACCCAAGCGGGTTGGCAAGGTCTGATGCGCTGATGATATTGCCATTTGCCACCCAAAGTCGGTTTCCAGAAAATGCCATCCAGTACCCAATTGGCATATCTGATATGACATTTCCAGTCTTGTCAGACCCATCCCAGTAATATGGGGTGTTGATGCTGTCTTGGAAAATTACCATGCGGTGAGATGGCGTAACTGTCGATCCTCCGCTAGTATTTACAGATGCAGATTGGGTTGCGATAACCATGCTGACCTCTGGAATGTTGGGGTCTAGTTCAATGCCGGAAAGCTGGTAATCACTCCATGTCTTTGGTTGAGTTAACGGAAATGGACAATAATAGGCTTTCCCATCGACTACAAACACAGCATACGGAAGCTCATAAGCCGCAAATTCTGTGCCTTCAGGAGTGTAGATCGTCTGCTTTTGGGTGATCGTATTGCCGGAGAGATTGGTGGTTGTAGAAGCCGCCCTAGCCTGCTTGTTGGCGTTGAAAATGATGCCTCCTTGGAAGTTTCCTTTTGGCAACGACAACTGCATCTTAAACCCATTACGAGTCTGGGCGATCCCGCCGCGAAGGTTGACATTTACAGCAAACTTGGCCTGATCTTCTGGCAATGACCAAGGACTGCGGACTGAATTGACCCCGTGAATCCAGTTAGCAGTAGCTTTTACTAGCCTCCCCGATTTGATATTGTCACTATTCATTACATGAATGCGCCATAACAACCTTCAAGATTCGGATCAGTTCCATCACCATATGTGATATTATTAATTTGTGGAGGCATCATTGCATGACCCTCCATGCTCTCGTTCTGGTTCCTCAAGTACCCAATTGCAATACCCCAGTAACGCTGTGCCTGATCTGCAAAATCCTTGTCCTCTAGGTCACAAGCATGGACTGCGGCGATGATCGCACGCTCATTTTCAAGCGGGATATAATCGTATTTGCTGGTAATGTCTGGGTGCGCCATCCGATAGATGATCCTAGCCCAAGAACATTGCTGTCCGATGCGTATCCGGCGGTACTTTGGATTGGTTTCTGTAGGGTGATATTGCCCGATCAACGCCATGTCGTTGCTCCTGCCGTAATCCAATGCATACAAGCTGACGTACCCAAGCGTTTCCGGCTTTTCAACATGGAGTACGCTCTTAACAAGCGTAGGAGGCAGTATGGAATCAACAAAGAATGTGCTACTGACGCTATTTCCAGTATCGTAGAAAGTAATTCGACCTATTGTTGAAGAGGTATTTGTTGCATTACCATAAGTATCATACAACTCAAAGCTATTAGCATCAACTGGTCGTGTATAATAATACTGCGAAGATGCCATTGAACTAGCAACAAGTCCAGTTGGTAGTGTGTCTCCTGCTGATGGACGAACAGTCACTTTATCACCAATTTCAAACAAAGAACCTACTGCGTCGATGCTTGTAGATGCCACTGGCGTAAATGATCGGACGATATTCATGCTCATCTGCCCGACTGGTAGCGTAGGAACGCCACCATTCACAAACACAATTGGGTTGTTGGATGTGTCAGTCAGCGAGACGTTATTGCCAGACAGGGTAATCTTATAATCAGTCCCAGCAACAAGCGGATATGGCAATGATCCAGTAGAAGAAAACTTAACTAGCTCTCCGTTTGCAAGATATTCAATAGAACTAGGAACAACTAGATTGTTGTATGCTTTGGCGTATGAGGCAATCCGAATAGCATAGTATCCTTGACCTACTCCCAGTGCCGTTACTCCAATAATGCCAGTTGTAGATGGAGATCCGTTTGCGTGTGCAAGCGTGTCGTACAATTGAGCCGTAGTTGAGTCAATAACACGCATATAATAAAGCGTGGTATTATTGACTCCAGTTGGCAGTAAATAATCAGATGCAAGGTACACCCCCTGACCAGTTGATATGCCAGAAAAGTCACCAGACCAATTTTTATTGAATGAAATACTGAAAGGTCGTGTTAGGGCTACATAAAAGTTTCCTGTAGATGAACTGGTAATTGTGATTGGAGTGAAGTCAGAACCTACAACAGTAAAGTTTCCAGTAGATCCATTCAGCGGTGCTTCTGCCCTATATGCGGTTCCAGCAACAAGAGGTGCAGGCAATGTTCCAGTAGAAGAGAATTCAACAAATACTCCAGTAGATGGTTTTATTGTAACAGTAGGAATTGATGTGTACCCAGTGCCTTCAGTAACAATATTAACAGCAGTTACATTTCCCGATCCATCAATTGTTGCGGTAGCAGTTGCCCCGCTACCTCCGCCTCCTGTAATCTTTACTTGTGGAGGCTGTGTATACCCAGAACCAGAAGAAATTTGCGTAAAGCTAGAAACAAACGATGTTTGAATTGTTGCGCTTGCTACAGCCCTTGTTCCCGCTTGCACGCTTACAGATGGTGATGATGTATACCCAGTACCACCTGCGTTGATAGTGATTGATGTAATAACACCAGCGGAAATATTGGCAGTTGCAAGTGCGCCATTTCCACCTCCACCAGTAATTACAACAACAGGAGAACTTGTATATCCTGTTCCACCATTGGTTACGGCAATGTTGGTTACTGCACCAGAGGTTACAGTAACAGCACCTATTACAGCACCTCCACCTCCATATCCGGCAGGGTTTGCAATAGTAATGCTCGGTGCAGTCGTATAGCCAAGTCCTGAAGATGTAATGACTATGCTACCTACAGCATATGTAGTAGATCCAACTCCATCTGGTATCATTACTGCATAACCTGTTGCCGTACTTACAGTTTGATCTGTTCCAGCAGGAGGGGCAGGGGGATCTGAAAATGTAATGGCAGGAGCAGAAATATATTTCGTACCTCCATTAGTAATTGTTGTTGAGACAACAGATCCAACAACTACCGCTTGATATTGCGCCCCAGCACCCGCCGGAGCGGACAGATTTAATCCAGCGGCTGTAATCTGGCTCGTTGTTCCAGTAACAGATGTTGCAGGAAGAAGTTTAACAAGTGAATTTGTTCCAGTACCATTATCAGTAAGAACAATCGGATTAACTAGAGATGTTGCAGTAGATGCAAGCGCATCTGCCTGCGACTGATGCAATGAGATCGTTGTTGTATTGATCACATTGACAAAGTAGTTCTGTCCGGCAATCAATGGTGTTGGAAGCGTGCCTCCAGATGTGAATGCCTGTACTTGATCACCATTTAGATAATAGTGCTGGACAGCAAATGACAGCGTTGTTTGTGGCGCGATGACTTTTCGGATGTCTGTGTTGAACTTTCCGCTATTTCCAGTAAGCAAAACAGGATTTGTTCCGTTTTGTGCGTCAACGATACTGGAATAAACTTGAATATTTGTTGCATCCAGAGGCTGTCCGAAATAGGTTGCTCCAGAAACTAGAGGCGATGGTAATGCAGTAGAAAAACCAGCACCAGAACCAACAGAAAACGTCAACTCGTTTGGAGAATCAATCGTAATTGTCGGGGTTGATTGGAGATTGATAGCCGTAAGCAGATTGCTCGGCCTAGCGTCGGTCAGTGTAATCGTTCCGGCATTCAGGACGCTCTTCAGGTACACAGGGTTAGTCCCTGCCTTGGCATCTAGCGGGTTTTGGTAAAGCTGGATCGTGAAATTGTCATCAACGCCGATATAATAAGTCTGACCAGCGTAAATAAAGCTAGGCATCGTACCAGACCCAAGAGAAAGCACTCCAGACTGACCAGACTGAAGCTGGTGCGCGGCCGTTGATAGGAACTTTGTCAGCGGCGACACGGCAACGTCACGGGTCTGGATGGTAACGCCATCCGGCTCAATGGAACCAAGCGGGAAATCAGTCTGTGCGTGGATTGGTACAAGAATCCCGTCAATAGTCGTCCCATCCGGCATTTGCGTCCGCAACTCGCGATTATTGGCATCAGTTCCAACGACGCGGATCTGGCCTCCAGCGTCTGCACTGTGTTCGGAGATGGCTACCAGTTGTGATGGCTGGCGGATATCCATAACAGTCGCCACAAAGCCCCTGTCATCCCATGCCCAAGATACAGGGTTATACATACCGCCCTTGTTTACATGGTACTGAAATAACCTGCCCCTGAAATACATTGGCGAGCCGTCAACATTGACACCAAGCGGCACTTCAATGCCGCGAGGGAGCGTAATGGTCATGCCATCCCATCCCGTGCAGACATCTACCTCCTGATTCGTGTGGAAGTAGTGTCCAGACTCCATGAGAGTCTGAACGGCCTGATTCAGCTTGCGGAAAACCTTCCTCTGGTCAGTAGTAGCAAGGATTTCAGCCGCCTCGTCATATATCTGCGAGACAAACATCGATTCTTGGATTAACGCTGGCTACCTTCTTGGGCGATTCCCTTGAGGAAGTCTTCGTCGGCTGGTGTTGAGGCTTGTGGGGCGGTAGGAGCCATTTCTGCGGCTGGTGGCTCTCCGGCTCCGGCGGCTTGCTCATTGACATTCTTTGACAACGAATCGACTCCGCTTGCAAGCTGTACAATAAGCTGGTGGATGGCATCAAATGCCACCTTTGGCATTGAGATCATCACGCTACCATCTCCGGCTGGTGCGCCAGCGTCAGGAGCCATATTTTCAGCGGGAGCCATTCCTGTTCCAGCGGAATCGGTTGGCATTGGGTCGTTAGGAGGCATAGTTTTGTCAGCCATATTTTTAGTCGTTATCTTGGTTTGTTTCTGATGCGGCTTCTAGCCCCTTGTCGATGGCATCCTCATCGTCAGGTTCCGATTCTTTCGATTCGGTGGATTCTCCGGCCTTTATACCATTGATTTGAAGCTCAACGCAATGCCTAGTTTCAGATTTGCCGTTAATTTCTGTAGTGGTCGTCTTTTCCATCACTTTCTTGAAGTGGATGGTTGCTGTGCCTTCCTTTGGTAAATCCTTCAACGACTCTGCGTTATCGAAATACAGGGAAGGGTAGTGAACCCTCTCCTCTTGTTCATTTTCTTCGGAATCCATATGATGCATTTCAGGCATCTTGAGATTTTCTCCAAGATCGGTGAATCCTTCTGGGACATTAACTTTGGTCGTGTATGGCATAATTGTTATATTTTGGCTTCCTAAACTCGTGAATCATTAATTGCGTTAAAGGCTTTTGTTAGGGACATAAGATTAAGAATGGCTTAAATCTGATACTTGGGCTTGAAGTGCCATA